ACACCAGTTGTTGCTTGTGTAAATCCAGCAAAGGAACCGCGAGCAATAGCCTGCCTAGCATAAGAATTATACTGGCCAGCAGAAACTTCAGATGTTGTTTGATCATGGCCAGAACCAGAAGGATCTGCCGTATGAAGAGCAACATATAAATTTGTGTTTGGTGTTCCTGTATCATTAACAGCAATACCAGCAATAGAAACACCATTAAAAATAAGATTCAAAACATCATTGCTAAATACATATCCCTTACCTGCCATAAATACCTCTCATTTGCAGTAACGACAATTTGCGTCACCTACTATATGCAACACCATTCGCTGTTTTTATTAATTATCCGCAAGAGATACGATATCGTGATAATCTTAGAACAGGAATAGTGGCCATATTCGTATATCATAATATTACATCAATTATACTGGTGTTACAGAAGTATAGGGTTTCCATCATTATCCAGATCCCATGACTATATGTCACGTTATTCGTCGTCAATTTTTCTCTTAAAAATTGGATCAACTGCTAAAATTGGAGCGCGATCAGCGGCATCCATATCGGCATTCTCTGCAGCGAAATCTTCAGCTGACCCCTCATCCATATCCAAATCTGGAAATTCAATCTGTTCAATTTCAGGAGGTTTTCTGACGGTACGAGTGGATGACATATCAAGAACCTGGGCCACCGGAATACGATTAATAAAAACCTCAGGAGCCACTAACCTAATTTTTATATGATTGCCCTTTTTAAAAATAGAACCGCTCTTGATGCTGTCATCAATTTGTTTCCTAGTCAAATTGTAAAGTGATAGGCCATTCTTCTTCTTGGCAAGCAAATTCATACTTTTGCCACGACGTATGGTGAGAGACAAGTCAGAAACGGCAATGTCTTGGAATCGATTTATGTTTGTGATCCAAAGCTCTTCTTCATCTTTGTTTTTACCAAAGAAATTCACTTTTCACTCTTTGCCTCGGTTTGGTCCACCGCGACTACATCAACAGCTTTAGGTTGCTTGCGATTGCTCAAACCAATAGAAAAAGCAACCTCTTGGCCCTTCTTCAAAGTTTTGAAACCTTCGCTTACAATATCTGACCAATACACAAATAAATCAGTTTCATTTTCTCTTGAAATGAAACCATATCCTAACTCGGCACTAAACCAAACCACAGTACCAATATATTTTTCTTCTTGCATATCTTCCTTAATGGCCTTACTGCCGCAAAACGGCTTCCTTCAGGATGCTAAGATATTACTTCCTTCTTGATAACTCTTACAATATCCATCCAACGATCCAACTCTTTGCCTTTTGGTGCTTGTAATAAATCAGAAATTGTGAAGCCTCCGTCACTATGTTCAATTATTGATTTATGTGCCAATGCTAGACAGACGGCTCCGTGTATCAAAACATCATAAAATTTTTCAATGAACGATGTATCACCCAATGTAAACATTGTAAACATAGGTGTTTCATTAAATATAGAAAGCGATTGATAAATAAACGCAACCAACTCATCAACTGAATAAATATCACATTCTTTATTTACTCTCAATGGTCTCAGTAAATCGTTTACATTATCAGCTTCTATCTGGCCCAATTCTCCAATGGTAAATTTCATATTAGTCTAACCTAACAATTCCCTTATGCAAATTGATTGCTTCTTGGTAACTTACCTCTGGTGGTAAAATGCCAACTCCATTAACAACTAGTTCGCCTACGCACCCAATAGTTTTGTGAATCTCGGCTATTCCCATGGCAGCTATTTGATTGCGCTCAGATAATGTCTTAGCTCCCTTTACGGCATTTTGAAAACGCTCAAGCAATTTAATTACCTTGTCTTCACAACCTTGTTCGCGGGCCAGGCTAAGAATAGCTTTGATTGTTTCTTTTTCTGACAAAAACTTTTTTCTTCTCATAAAAATACCTTCATTGATTCAGCTTTGGATTTGAAAGGGGGATTGGTCAACTCGGGAGCATTGCTCTTGCCATTTTCCTCATACACTAACGTACGCTTATATGGAAGCTTAGTAGAAGGAAAGATGCCAATAATTTTGATTTGCGGAGGGCTTGCATGAATTCTATTGTGGCAATTTGAGCAAATTACGGCTATGTTCATTTCATGGTTTGTAGTATTAGGATCTGTCCGCTCTACAATATGATGCTTATGAAGCACGGCCTTATTTGACTCATCGCATATTTCACATACACTAGGAATTAGCTTTTCCTTCTTACGTCTTCCCATATCATGATAATATATCAGCCTTTGGGCAATATTTAACAAGTGCCTGAGCCACTAATCTTGCTTCCCTTTCCCCATAATCTCCCCATTGAGAAATGCGGATATTGTCTTGAGAACTACCGCCATATCCAAGAGCAGTCATGATTGGACTTGTGCTAGAGTGCAATGAGCCACAAGCCGATCCAAGCCCAACAAACATGCCTTCGGCCTCCATCTGGGCCATTACATGTGGACCCATCCTCTTGCCAATATTCAAGAAAGTAGCATGTGGTATTCTTGTTGCACCCTCTCCAATTACCTCAATACCAATCAATTTTACAGCTGATTCAATTATTGATCTAAAATTCAATGCACGATGATATCTGACTTGAAGTGTTTTGATAGCCTCTTCTAATGCAACGGCAGTTGCAATAACCATTCCTACATCTGGAGTTCCTGGCCTATCGAAATAGTATCTGCTCCCAAACCCAAACTCTTTCCACCATTTACTATCACGAATATATAACAATCCAACATTTACAGGGCCACCAAACTTATGAGCCCCAAATGCACCTATCATCAAATTTGGTATCTTTGAAACATTGACTGGAATCTTTCCCAATGACTGGCTCATATCACAAAAGAATGGTACTTTGATATTCTCTATGTCTTGTATTGTCCCAACTTCATTTTGAACATGCATACACACAAATGCAGATTTGTCTTCTGGAGGTGTAAAGGTACAAGCAATGACTCCGCTTTTACCGGTAAACAAATAATTGTTAGCGCCTCCGGCGGCCCCTTCGGGCTTACCAAAGAGTTCTCTAGCTTTTATAGCCACAGATTTGTGTTCGATGGTTGAACAATATACTTTGTCGAAATTTTGCGCCTTCAATAATTCCAGACCCCATTCGCAAGCCTGGGTGCAAGACGAGGTGAAGATGATCTGATTTGGATTTTCAGCGCCGATCAATTTGGCTATTTGCGCACGAGCTGCCTCAAGTTCAGATGCGGCTTGTCTACCAGGCATAGAAATTGACATAGCATGGCCATGTCCAGATATCGATTTGTTGAAGTTGCCATATGCCTCAAGAGCCTTTGGATGAAGAGGAACATGGGCGTTGGCATCCAGGAATAGTTGCATTGATTGTGTATATATCCAGAATTATACAGTAACTTCTTGAATCATTATAATGCAAACTCTGTCTAAGATAAAATATCTAGGATATTAGCACGGACTACTTGTAACTTACAACAATAATCACACGCCTATATGCCAAATGTGAACGTCTACAGTTCCAACCCCTGCAAAATATATCTGATCTTGATTTCTCAGATCAAAATTAAATATTTGTCCAGAGCTAATGCGACCATGCACACTATACCCACTGAAAGAATATATTACATTTGTTCCGGTTACACCAACTAACATTATTCGACGTGGACCACGAAAGCCCGTCTGAACTTGAGGGACGCTTGGGAAAAATGGATAGTAACCATCATAGCCATCATAGGCGCTTATCGGGAAACCATAGCCATCGCCCCACGTTCCACCAGTTACTGGCGCATTAACGCTGACAACCTGAAAATAATCATAATCCTTTCCTGTCTTTGGTGATTTTCCCATTTCAACCTCAAATATCTATATAACTATATTGTGCTGATTTATTGGTTGTTTTGATAGCCTTACCAATATTACCATTGAAAATAAGTCTCGCACACCATCTCAACAACATACAAAAATATCCGCTGCACTGATTATGTTTCGAAGACTCAACCACATAAACAAAAAGGCTGGATATTTACATATCCAGCCTTCATCATCTAAATTAGGCTATTTCAATCTTAGCTTTCGCTAAAGTAGCCTAAATCAGGCTTAGCCGACGATTGTTGACTTACGCGAAACAGCAACGGCACGTGGGTTCACGATACCAATACCAATTTCTTCTGACACTACCCAACCAAGTTTTAGCTGTTTTGGTTCGTCTGCTGGGATAACTTCGATGTCCTGACGGATTGGAAGCACACCAACGAACTCTGGGTCAGAGGCACCGTAGACAGTTCCTGGAGGAACGATCTTCGAAACCATGATATCCGCGCCCCAGATGTGAGCATACAGACCAGTCTGAAGAATTTCGCGCTGCGTAACCGGATCAATTTCACCAGACGATGGTCCAGAAGCTGCCCAGTTAAGGATGTCTGTGAACTCGTTGATGTTCATGAAGTACTTCGTGGTCACAAGGTCCCAACGATCAATCTGAACCTTGATTTCAACCAAGTCCCTCTTCAGCAAGCCGCTGTCAGTGACGTCCTGAGCGGTGTTCTCAACCGTAGATGCTGCATCAATAGCTGCGAAGATGTTTGCATCTTCCTGAGCCATAAGCTCTTGACGAGCCTTCTGCACTGCACGGTCGATAACGTTGAATCGACGACGACGAACCTCAGAGATACGAACTGTTGGGTTCGAGTAAAGCTCGAACGTAGGAACTACGACACGGTCGCCGAACACACGGCTCTCACCACCGGTACCATTGCTGGAAATAACGGTAGCTGCGACATCAATATCACGCTCGTACTTAGGATCCACACCCTGTGGAAGAGGATCGACCACCAATAGACGACGGGCAATTCCCTGATAGTCCAAGTTACGACGAATTGGATTCGCCATGGCCTGGGCAAGAGCAAGCTTTCCTTCCTGGGTCATAATCGCACGAGCAATAAGCTCATCGCGCTTCTCGTCATTCAATCCTGGTTGGCCCGAAAGAGCCATATTCGAAGGCTGGCCTTCCTCAAGAATTGCGGCGTACTTGACTAACGTATTAAGTGCGTCCTTTATGGATGTAGCATTCATACCACCACGGGTATCAAATAAAGACATATATATCTCCTGTAAATTGGTTGTTAAGCTGCCAAAATCCATCAACAGCTCGTGGATTTGAAGGGGAATTCAACCCCTCCAAACCCTCATTCATCGTTAGACCATTGTTGGCGCGAAGTAAATCAACGCACGGAAAGCTCCACCGCTTGGGGCAAGAACAGTTCCGCTTGGGCTAAGAGCTGCAGTTACCAATGTAACCGGAGTCGTAACCAAGCTTCCACCCTTGTAACCTTCGAAGTTGAGGAATCTACCAATGGTTGCATAACCATCTGAGTCGAAGTTCAACGAAGAGTTTGGAGTGATAACGCCGTTATTCTTTGCATACAGCGCCGAGCCAATCTTCAAAGTGGAGTTGGTTGGAACCAAACCAGTCTGAGCTGTCGTATCAACTGCATCTAGAGTAATTGCGTATGTACCAGGCTTATCCCACAGAGTGAGCTTGCCAGAGGCCGCTGCCGTGTGTGGTCCTGACTGAGTTGCCGAGGATGCGTTAACACCATAAGCAATCTGGCCAGCGATACCTCCGATTACAACACCAAACAAAGTGCCGTATCCATAAGTACCTTCGTCAACCAACATGAGTGGACGATCACCGGGAACCAGGCTTGTGGTAACAACCGGTCGGTTGAGCCCCACATAACCGTCTTGATATCCGGCAGCTTGGCTGTCAGCTGTCTTTGCAACGCCCTTAATTGTCGCGACTTCTCCACCCTTTACTGTGAGGTAGATGCCATCTGCGCCGTCAAATTGACCTAGCGGTTGAATGCCAGGCTGAACAAGTTCTAATGCCATAATTAATTCCTATTTGCACCACATCTTTGGTGCGCCATGAGTCTTACATCTTTGGTCTTACAAAATCTTCCGGTCTTTATTTTGAAAGGTAACCGGTGCCTTCAAATTAAATGCAACTGTAGTAGTAGATGTAAAATTATTTTTTCACATTTTCTATCAAATTCATAAGGGCTTCCATATGCTCATCAACATTTGCATTTTGCAGCTGTTTTATAGGTGATTTTGAAGAATCCATTTTACCAGAAGAGGGTAGTTTTAATGGGTTGGTTCCTCCCTCAGCGCCCTGATTTTGGGAATTTCCAGGAT